CCGTCCTCAAAATATGTATATCCGTTGTTATCATTGAAATATAACACACATATATGATAGTTTGGTATGTCAGTGAAGTTCCCTTTAGCATCTTGGGGACCCGAAACATCAACGTGTAGAGGTTTCTCTTTTATTTCTTTTGATCTGGGTGTAGCATTAAACTTAATCCTGTGTAGAGCAAATGGATTAAGAGATGCGAACACTGGTTTTATTATATTATATACATCTGATATTGGTTCAGAGTCTATGTAACACGCATGAGAAAATTGTGGGCAACCATCGCCCTCTAAAACAGAGGTAGGAGAATAGTACCAAGGCATACGCCCACCAAAGATGTAATCCTTGATGGGCGTAAAAACCTCTGTAGGTAAAAAGTTATCGTAAACTTCTATCACTTAGAAAGAGTCTTGTCAGACTTCCATGAATCCATAACTACAAAGTTAAGTGTTCTCTCTACTGGTATGCCATCTACTTGAGGTACAACCATGTGTTCAAATAAATCCATGAATCTATTATAAACTCTGTTTCCCTCTCTGGTGTTCCATGCTTTCTCTGATTCATCACTTGGGTGGTAAACAACTATAGTGATGTATGGTTTAGTAGGGTTCAAGAGAATATGATCTATAAGTTCATTATCAAACTTGTTTGTCATACCTGACGAAACAGCAAATACCAATGTGTTACTGTCTCTTAGATCATTACACTTGTCATCTATGGTTTTCTGGTTACGACCAAGTTTCCAGTTGACACGCATCTTACCAGCAAGGCGATTCTTTTCAGCAACATACTGTTCTTTCGCCATCTTCAAGATGCTAGTCTGTTCTGACTTAGTTCTAACCCTAAGACCTTCAAGTATCATCAAACATCTTGAGGAATCGAAATCAAACTTTGGGTCTGCAAGTTTGTTCATAACCAAAGTCTTTACAATATCCTTCTTACTGTTTGATGTCTTGTGCTTCTCATCTTCCTTGTTAGCAAGTTTAGATAAGTAATCTATCTCAAGTGGAGATAAAGTCTTAGCAATTTCATCAGGTAAGATTGCAACTGGTATGTCAATGCAATTCTTCGCCTCTGATGCAGCAGAAAGAGTGTGGTTTCCGTTAATCAACTCTCCAAGTATAATGAAGATAGGATCACAATTAGTTGTATTCCCTGCATTTGCTTCAATCAATCCCTTGATCTTACGAATTGACTCTTTACTCTCTTCCTCTGCTCTACCCTGATACCTAGCAACGTTTACCCAATCTTGAATAGGTTGGCGTTCTGGAAGGTCAAACTCTCCCCTTCTTCTTCTCTCATCAATGTCGATACACTTCTGAATGTCTAGTGATTTGTGTGAGAATGAAGGAGAACCATTACTCTGATTGTAGTAGAGTGGATTCTTCTTTGCATTTACCTCAGAGAGGATTGCGTGTTCGGCGTCTTGCATTTGCTTGTATGTTCCGTATTGTAATATTTTGTATATTAAAACAGGTTTCTCCCCTGACATTACTTTTCTAAAGTCAGGATTCTGTGAACTCTCAAAGTAAGTGTCCTCAGGCAATCCCAAATGAATACCAACATACTTCATTAAGTTCTCAATATTTGTGAACTCATAGAGATACGCTGGTCCACTACCTTCGAGTGGTATGTATTCTTTAATGGAGGGTGGAAATTGTTTCATGCACTAATGATAGTACAAAGTTTTCTACTTGTCAACCCCTAATCTACAAAAAGATTTCCGCACTTGGGGCAACAATGAACTATCTTTGTACCATACATCTGTTTGTATAGTCTTGGATTGGATTTTCTAATGATTATATCATCAAGTTTTTTTACTAGATTTTTCATTCTCTAAGATTTGAAGCATTTCTAGAGCGCCTTGCACTTTCAAAAATTCTTCCTTCTTTAATTCAAACGTTCTGTTCAACTCTTGTATCTCTGTTTGAAGTTCGCTTGATCTCTTTTCTAGTTCTTCTTTATGACTCATAATTAGGTTGCGCCTGTATTATATATTATACCATAATAAATACATTTGGCAAGGTATCACTACATAACCAGATGGATATTAACCAACAAGACTATGAGATAGAACAAAATCCCGAACTACAACATACAGAGGGTAATCCAACTGTAGGTAAAGTGATGTGTAAACATGATGTCGTTTACAAGACTTTAGCAACTGTAGGAGATTTTGAGTGCCGTGTTCATTTCTATGATGACGACTATGATGACTCAAGAACTGTTGACGGTATCAAGAGAATCCATATTGTACCAACCGAGTCATTCATAACTGATAGACAGGATATAAACGAACTATTCAACGTAGCAAATCATAGTATATCTGAGGGTGTAATACTCGCTAATCCTATCTTTAGAAGAAACGGAACTGCCTTTAATGCCAATAAAGATTTAAAAGACTGTGTAAAATATATGTCAGGTGTGGCGGCACACTATGGAGCATCAAAGGATAAGATAATATCTATTGATATTGAAGATGGCAATAAGGTTTATGAAATGAGTTATGATATTACTTCTGCAAAAACATATTCAGATGTATCAAATAGTGTCTATGAAGATCTTGCTAACGGAACTATTGGTAATGGTAGTCTCTCATTGAACTACTCTACTATGCTAGGTTCTGGTCCCATTGAAATGAGTGACATTATAAACACTTTCAATGCAGGCAACAACATAGATGCCTACCACAGAGGGCAAGGTATTGCAAATATAAGTCAAAACAATAACATACCTACAAGTGGTGCTATAAAATTCAGTGACTTCAGAAATGTAGTAAATAAAGTTACTGCTGAGATCAATGGAAACTGGCAACACTGCCAAATAAGACATGAAGTATTTGGAAGCACAGTCTATACCTCAAACCTACCAAAGAAAATAAACATCAATGGTCAGATAGGTGGTACAACTTCTAACCCTGCAATAAGATTCAATTCTGGTGGGCAAGGAGAAATGATACTTGAGATCACGAATACTGGGCATGGATTCCCTGTTAGAAGTTATGCTGCTGGCGGTGGTAATGGTTCTACTAACACTGCTACTAATGGCGGAAATGGAAACAATGCGTATGATAATGTCGTAGTAAACTCTCCTGTCAAAATAGACCTTCCTTCACAAAATCGTATCCGAGGCGGTGGCGGCGGAGGCGGCGGTGGCGGCAAAGGAGGCAACGGTGGCGGTGGCGGTCACAGCGGAGGTTATGTATGTGGCGGTTGGTTCTGCTGGAGTAGTTATAGAGTCTGTTCCAATAATGGAGGAACAGGTGGCGCTGGTGGAAATGGCGGAAATGGAGGCACAGGTTGGGGATATAGATGGAATGGAAACAATGCCTTCACAGAATACTTTAGTTCTGCGGATAGAGGAGGCGGTAACGGCAGTGGCGGTTCAGGCGGTAACAGTAGAGGAGGCGGAACTGGAGGAACTGGTGGTAGAGGAGGAACTGGGTCAAACTACTATGGTTCTGCCCAATGGCCAGTTGGTAAGGGTGCCAGTGGTAATGGTGGTCAAACTGGTAGTAATGGTGCTAGCGCTCAAGCAGGTTGTGGAGGGTATCCAGGCGGTCAATCAGGAAAATCTGGCGGAAGCGGAGGCACAGGGGGAAATGGTAAAGAGAAATTCACAATCGGTAGTGGCGGTAGCGTAACTACGATCTAAACCAATCCATATATTAATTCTGATTTAGTTCCATCTGCATTGGCAGTGACAATCGTAGCACCATGAACTGCTGTGTCTATTGTCTCCCATGTAGATATTTCATCTATCCACGCTTCTGGAAACCAAGTAAAGGCACTAGCAGATGATGCTATACTTGATACGGAATTGTTGTGTGATTCTCTTCTCTCACTATATGCTTTCCAGTTATCTTGAGGTGTAGTTCCATCTGGAGCATCTTTTTTGAACCAAGTTCCCAAGGCATAACCAATATTTTTAACTAAACCAGATTCATTGAACTCTAGCACTATCTCTATCAAATTACCCTGACTGTCATACAATACTTCTACACAATCAGATAATCCTTTCATATTGATATATGCCTTTGTGTTACTTCTAGTTCCCATGTATTTCAATACATCTTCTGATAAACTCTTTTCAGTCTTGAATAGTGCTATCCTTATTGTCTTATTGATTCTGCTTATATCAGCAGTATGAATAGCATAACTTTCAATATCTGCATCAAATAGTTCTAACAAACCTTTCAATGATGATGTATCAGAATTACCTGTCGTTTCTGTAGCAAGATTACATAAAGCATCTATTGTAGGAGCGAATAGTGGAGGATCTTCAAAATACAATACCTCATGTGTCATCACATCATTGACAAAGTAACAAGACTTCCATTGTAATAGAGATTGAAATAATACACTCTCTCCTATATGCCCATCAAAATATTCATACTGACTGATACCTGTGGGTATTTGAAATCTAAATCCATACTCTGTTGTCTTGCTTTCTGATCTATTGATGTGTACTCCCTGACTGTATGTTGGAGAAAATAGGTCAGGATAAATCCCCATGATGCTTTTTACTGCCTCAACGTCAGTCATACTACACAAATTAGGATACTTCCCAGTATTTGCTATGCTAGTAAGTTTTTCTATGTCAACCATTGATCTCCTTTGTGATAACTGAACCAAACAATTACTGAGTATCTCGTGCCTTTGGTTATTGGTTTTACCTCGTGCATGAATAGATGGTTACTGGGAGAAACGTGCATACAATTTGCGTGTTTTTCCACGATATGTTTGTCCCAAAAGCAAAGTTCTCCACCCTCATAGTCATCATTTATATTGAATGATACTGTTGTTGACCCAGCATCGCCATCTAAATCAACGTGTCTAGTAAGATAACCACCTTCGGGATATTTACATAAGTAATATCCTGAGTATTTATCGTAGCAGTCTGTTGGTAGATATGGGTGGTAATGTCCATATATTTTGGGCATTATCTTGAGATGTGCCCTATGAATTAAACTATATAACTCTCCATGCTCAGGTTCTACTCTCATTGTTGATCGCCAACCCTTGATCCCATAATAAGGATCATGCGAAGGTGTTTCTGGATCAGGAAATTCTAATCCTCGGCATATTTCGAGCAATCTTCTATGATCGACTGTAGAAAGAACATTCCGATTATGAAAGAGATAGTGAAGTAATCCGTTTGTTTCATTCTGCATTGACATCTAAGTTCAGACTATCAGGGTGTATAAAACCAGACATTGATACTCTTGGTTTATCTTTGTACCACCCATTTTTCATAACGGCAGTGTGCCACATAAATGAAGGGTAGATTATCATTCTATTAAATTTCATTTTAACATGATGTTGTTCTTCCCAAACATCATCTATCAACATAGTGCTATTATCTATCATATCAGTTGCCTTAGAAGAAAACTCGTAGCACCACTCTTTGTAGTTCCAATATGACTCTGTTCTTTTAAATGGTTTATATATGTTCTCTGTATTAGTTAGTCCAGTTGATTTATGGGTGAAGAATGAAGTTCCGCCTTCACCGTCATGTAAATACAATACCATTGCGAACACTGCTGGGTCAACGTGTGGTTGTATAGAGATTCTAGGCACTTTCCTATCACTGAACATGGCATTGATCTGATACCTTGCTTTAATAAAATCTGGTTCTATGTGTTTAAACTCTGTACACTTTTGTATCATGTGTGCAGATAGTTTAGAAACTTCTTCCAAGTCAAGGTGTATATTTGATTGATAGCCTGGGAATATCTCATCTGGATCTCCCTTCATCAATTCATTATACTCCATTGGCAATTTCTCCACCACTTCACTTATGAAGTCATGTGGATTCTTTAGCACATTATCAATAGTGATAATACGGTGTGAGTCTAGATTAGTGACCTCATAATTTATATCATCATTGACTCTATGAGTCTCTTCATTAATAATATTCAAGTGCATTTAGTTATAATTCCAAATTGTATTCAGCGATCATGGCGAACATTTTACTTTGTATATGTTCTAGGTAAGACTTGTTGACTGGCGGTATATCCTCAAAGTTATCAAGATATTCGGTGACTGTGTGGTGAAGTATTCTCACCTCTTCAATCCCCATTATTGCCTCGCAATGCCAGTCTCCATCTTGAAACTGCTGGGGTTCGTATCTATCCTCCATTTTTCAGTTCCTCAATCTCATCTTTCAATTCTTTGATTGCTTCAATAAGTAGAGGTACTAACTTCTCATACTTAACAGTCAAGAACCTATCATTTGCTCGTTCAGCAACTGCTTCTGGTAGCACTTTTTCTACCTCTTGTGCAGATACACCAGCGTGTCTACCTTTTGGTAATCGAAGTGAATGTCTGGCCTCCTGATTAAACTCGTATGTAAATCCACGAAGTTGACATACCTTAGCAACAGCACCTTCAATCTGTTCAATATTCTCCTTCAGTCTTATGTCAGATGCAAGAGCAGTGATGTCTCCATTCACAGTCAAGGCATTGTTTCCAGCATTGTAGTAGATACCTGTATCTCTGTACACACTTGCACTAGAGGAAACATTATCATTGGTCATCAATAAATTGAAGTTTCCGCCTGGTCCATCAGCGTTCGCAACAGCGACTGTACTTGAGGAGGCAGAGTTACCATTAATACTACCTTCTATAGTAGTATTAGACTTCAGTGCTTGAACAGTGAGTTTAGTTCCATTGAACTGTAAGTTACTGCTAGTTGTAGTTGAGTTAGATGCACTGTTGTATGGGATTCTATTTGCACCACCAACTACGTTTGTTGCAGTTGTCGCTGTGAGTGAGTTACCATTGAACTGAGTTCCAGCGTCAGCAACAAATGTGCCTGTGACTGTTAGGTTAGAAATTTCATTATTACCACCTATAGTCGCATTATTACCTGTAATACCATCAGGGAAAGCACCAGCACCGCCTTGGAATACACCAGTTGCAGTGATGTCTTTAACTTTTGTACTACCATTAGAGTCTCTACCCATGATAGATGCACCTGATGTCCAGTTGCTGTCTATCATTGTAAGACCATCAAGTAAGT